CTGACACAGCCGCTTGCAGATTTAATCGTGCAACCTCACCAAGCTGCATATTGCTCACAAATTCAAATCAACGTAGGTGGTAGAGATGAATAGCTATCTACTACCTACGGGGTCAAGCAAGCTAGAAAAACAATTATCGAATACATTTTCAGCCATTGCAGAAATTCCTGTGCCAATTCGCCTTTTATGGAGCGCTGACCATTGCCCCGTGAATTTATTGCCGTGGCTTGCTTGGTCACTCTCAATTGATGAATGGGACGATGACTGGAGTGAAGATAATAAACGGAAAGCCATTTTAAATAGCATTCACGTTCATAAACATAAAGGAACAATTTCAGCCATTCGCCGAGTGATGAAGTCAGTGGGTTATGGCGAAGTGGATATTATAGAAAATCAATCACTTAAAACATGGAATGGTGAACTAAGTTTTGATGGGTCAGACACCTTTGAGCATGAAGGAATGCACTGGGCAGAATACAAAATTGTGTTACATCAGCCAATTACCATTGAAGAATCAAAACAAGTGCGGCGGATTTTAAATGAAAATGCCCCTGCACGTTGTCATTTGGTTGCGTTTAATTTTACAAGGGCCGGTCATCGTTGGGATGGCGAAATCAATTTCGACGGAAACTTTACTTTTGGAGAAGTATAAATGGGGAAAATTACCGAACAACCACAATGGGAAGATGATGTCTATCTCATTGAAAAACAAGACAAGGTATTAGGTGGCGAACTTGGCGTAATTAACGTACAAGCTAAACAACTCGCCAACCGAACAAAATATTTAAAAGGCAAAGTGGACGATATAGACAGAGACCGCACAGGCTACGCTCCAAAAGCTAGCCCAGAGTTCACAGGCATTCCAACCGCCCCAACAGCTAATTCAGGCACGAACAGCACACAAATCGCCACAACCGAATTTGTGAAAAACGCAATCGCCGCATTGGTAGGTTCAGCCCCTGCAGCATTGGACACGTTGGAAGAATTGGCACGAGCATTAGCAGGCGATGCAAACTTAAAAGCGACTTTGCTCGCTGAAATCGGGAAAAAAGCCAACGCCACTGATTTTTATGCATTACATGATTTATTTATTGGTATCCCTATACCTTATCCGCTCTCTACCGTCCCTGCAGGTTGCTTGGCCATGAACGGACAGCGGTTTGATACTCGCCGTTATCAAAAATTGGCACATAAATATCCATCAGGACAGCTGCCAGATATGCGTGGCGAATTTATTCGTGGGTTGGATAATGGGCGTGGTGTTGATGCTGGGCGTGGGATGTTGAGTGCTCAAGATGATGGCTTCAAAAGTCATGAACATACCTTAAACGTTGCATGTTCACCTAGCGGTTCATCAAATAGAAATGAACTAGGATGGGGGTTAGATGGTTCTGATAAAGTTGCAGTAAAAATGAATGCTAATGATACCCTTTATGGTGAAACACCATATTTAGTTAATCGTTCTGGCGGTAATGAAACCCGCCCTCGCAACATCGCCTATCACTACATCTGCCTAGCCGAATAAGGAGTACAACATGACCGTAACATTTAATCAAGAAGGTTTTGCCGAAAAAAGTGGTGAAGTCACTGTGTATTGCACTGACAACCAAGGAATTTACAGTCACACCACGGCTGAATATGTGAGCGAAGGCGGCAGCATTTCAGCAGGCAGTTATTTAGACGCACCGCCAAAACAGAAACAAGGCTTTATCATTGTGCGAGCAGATAACAGTTGGCAATACCAAGTTGACCATCGCGGAACCTATTACAGCAAAGAAACAGGCGAAAAAGTAGAACATACAGCACTGGGTGAATTGCCAGAAGATTTAACCGCACTTGCACCACTTGCTGAACCGTGCAAATGGAACGGTACAGCATGGGTAAAAGATGAAGCGAAAATTGTCGAGCTGTTTATACAACGCAAAGAAGCCTTACTCGCCACGCTTGCCAATAAAGCCGATACGCTTAAATCTAGCTTGCTGGTTGGCTATCCGCAAACAGAGATTGAAAGCTTCTATCGCCAAGAGAAAGAAGCCTTAGCATGGAAAGCTGATAATAAAGCTGATACCCCAATGCTTAAACAAATCGCAAGAGTGCGTGGCGTTCCTTTTGATGTGTTAGTTGAGAAAGTTATAGAGAAAGCATCGCAGTTTGCAGTTGCTATCGGTTTGATTATTGGGCAAAGACAGGCGTTTGAAGATCGCTTGCTTGCTACGAAAACATTAGAAGAACTCACCGCACTTGAAAAGGAAATTGAAGAATGGAAATTCCAAGCAAATTAAGGCTTTACGCTTATCATAATCTGATTGCTATCGACCAACTATTCAATGCCTTAACAGGTGGCGCAGCAGACGAAACATTATCAAGTCGCACCTATCGCGGAGCAATATTAGCCGAACAACCAAAAAAACGTTGGCGAGTACTCTATCGTTTTATTAATTGGCTGTTTAGAGATAAAAACCATTGCAAAACCGCATACGAAAGCGAAATAAGCGGGAAACAGCGCGATTATCGGTTCAATCAAGGGGATGCAAAATGAGTGAAATAATTTTTGATTGGATCCGTGGGGATGATGAATTCGAAACACTCATTTTCAATAATGATGACGACACCCCAATGGACTTTACAGGGAGTCAATTTGATTTGCATATCGTGCCGGAACGAAGTCAATCAGAAACCATTAAGCTATCAACATCAAATGGCTTAACCGTTAAAGAAAACGAAATCACACTGCACGTGTCGCACGATCAAACAGAAAATGCAGATTGGTCGGTGGCAAGTTGGGATTTGCAACAAACTGACAAGAACGGATTAATTAGCACCCTTTGCGGTGGCAAAGTGCGGTTAAAACGGGATGTTACAAGGGGGTGAAATGTGTATAAAGACTAAGGCGAAAGCCAAACACAAAGTGACACTCAAGCCTAAACAACAACACAAAATCACCGTTCAAAAAGGATATGCCAATATAGGCGGTGATCTTGATACAAGCAAATTACCAAACATCAACGAATTAATTATTCACTACAACATCGGAGCGCTTTAATGGCAAGACAAGAATTTAATCAAACCATCACAGAATTTGCTGAATTTGTGGGGATGAAAGATAAAGAGATTATCAAGCTAATCGGGGCAATGCAAAGCCTAACCACAACTCAGAAAGATACGATTGTTGGTGCAATCAATGAGATGAATCAGCGAATCAACAGTCTATCAAGTAATGCGGCCGGCATTAATGATAGCGCAACAAATGAAACAGCAACATTGTCGGCCAAGAAAATTCTTGAGCTTTTAAACCAAGCGAAAGCCGATGTCAAAAATGAGCTTTTAGGCGGTCAAGTTGAAGCAAGCATTGACACCATCAAAGAGCTTGGCGATATGTTGAAGAACATTCAAACAGGTGAAGATGGCTTAAATAAATTGGTTCAAAAAATAACTCAAACAAATCAATCTTTGTCACTTCTTGTTGGTAAATTTACAGTGTTGGACGGAATTAACCTTAAAGAAGCCTACAATCGAGGTTATAACCAATAATGGCGTTTGATACAGCAATTACAGAGTTAGCAGAATATATAGGAAGTGAAGTTAGAAGAGTTGAGAATAAAATTCCGACTGGCATTTCTGCACAACCTACAAATTCTAATATCATCACTGGAGACGGAAGACCCGATAAACCTGACACAACAAGGTTTCTTAATGGGTCTAACGTTTATGAAAATAAGATTAAAGGTAATGAGCCAAACGGAACTTTTTATAACTCAACAAACGGTGCAGGCGTTGGAGCATACCTATGGCAAAAGCAAAATGGACAGTGGACTGTTATATCGGGTGATACAGGTATTAGACGACTATCTAACATTTCTGTAAATATTAAAGAAGGGGCTATTCATTTAAGACGAGTGAATAACAGAGTTGAGTGTTCTTTCTATGCGGGGCGTTGGGACACTATTTCTTTTTACGGGAGCAGTAATCCTAAATTCACGAGGAAAAATCACGCCAAGCGAATGGATATTTTACCCCCTCCGAGAATACCAGTTGGCTTCCGTACACGCACGCCTATTATGCTTCCGTTTTATAGCGATGACGGCGATGAAATTGCTACTGTATATGTTGCTAGTATAGGCGATAGAGCTTATATTGAATTAAGATTTAGGGATAAAGTACCTACGCAGGATTTGGACTATATGCGTATGCCTGTTATCAGCTGGATAACAGACGACCCATTCCCTGAAGTTCTGCCTTAATTTAAATAAAGTGCGGTCAATCTTGACCGCATTTTGTTACCCCGTTTTTCACACTTCCAACCGCTCGCACTGCTCTATTCTCTCGATCACAATAAAGACATTATTTAACCAATAGAAACCATAGGGCTAAAATATGTCTGATGAATATCTCCATGGGGTCAAGGTAACGGAAATTGCCGAAGCCTTGCGAACACTCACCACATCATCCACTGCAGTTATCGGTTTAGTGGCAACCGCACCTGATGCTGATGCATCGGTTTTTCCACTCAACAAACCCACTCTTTTAACTGGCATCACCGCCGAAGTCCAAGCGAAAGCCGGTAAACAAGGTACATTATCCCGTGCATTGGATGGCATTGCGGACATCGTGAATTGTAAAGTGGTCGTCATTCGAGTGGAAGAAAACGATGACGAAAGCACCATGAAAGCAAACGTCATCGGCACAGTGGACAGCGACGGCAATTACACTGGCTTAAAAGCGTTTTTAGTCTCTGCTGCCGTTTGTGGCGTGAAACCGCGTATTTTCTGTGTGCCGAAGTATGACAGCCAAGATGTCACCACCGAGCTTTTAAGCGTGGCGAAAAAATTGAATGGCTTTGTGTATGCATCGTGCGGTTCAGCCAAAACCAAAGAAGAAGCGGTGACTTATCGCCGTAATTTCTCACAGCGTGAATTAATGCTGATTTTCGGTGACTTCTTATCGTTCAACCCGAACACCAAAGCAACCGAAGTGGATTATGCAGTCGTCCGTGCAGCAGCAATGCGTGCGTATCAAGATAAAGAATACGGCTGGCACACTTGCATTTCTAACAAAGGTTTAACTGGCGTCACTGGCGTGACTAAACCACTTTCATTTGACATTAACGACAGTGCGACCGATGTCAACTACTTGAATGAACAAGGCATCACTTGTTGTGTGAATCACAATGGCTTCAAGCTATGGGGATTACGCACCTGTTCAGCAGACAAGTTATTCATCTACGAAAACTACACCCGCACCGCACAAGTGTTGAAAGACACCATCGCACAATCATTTGATTGGGCCGTGGATAAAAACATCAGTGTGATGTTGGTGAAAGAAATCGTGGAAGCGATCAATGCGAAATGGCGTGAGTATGTGGCGAAAGGTTACTTAATCGGCGGTAAAGCATTTATCAATTCATCATTGAACACTGCCGCAACCTTGAAAGATGCAAAATTACTTGTGTCTTATGATTACTGCCCTGTTCCGCCATTAGAACAATTAGGCTTTAACCAATACATCAGCGATGAATACCTTGTGGAATTCGCCGCAGAGATTGCCAAAGTAGGAGCATAACAAATGGCTTTACCACGTAAATTAAAACTCATGAACTTCTTGGCAGACGGTAATTCTTACCGTGGCCAAGTTACCGAAATCACCCAACCTAAATTAGCAATGAAACTGGAAGAATACCGTGCAGGCGGCATGATTGGTCCAGTGAAAGTGAATTTAGGCGTGGAAGGCTTGGAAGCGCAATTCAAAATGGGCGGTTACATGACCGAACTCATTAAAGAATTTGGCGGAAAAATTGACGGTTCAGCATTACGTTTTGCGGGTGCATATCAACAAGACGACACAGAAGAAGTCACCGCCATTGAATTGATTATGCGTGGTCGTTTCAGCGAAATTGATAACGGCACAAGCAAATCAGGCGATGACACCGAACAAAGCTACACCGTGCCATTAACCTATTACAAAATCATCGAAAACGGCAAAGATTTGGTCGAGATTGATTTACTCAACTCAATCTTTATTGTCGGCGGCACTGACCGCTTGGCTGAACACCGTTCAGCGATTGGCATCTAATCACCACTTAGCCCCGCAAGGGGCTTTTATTAAATCACTCCCCCACGCTTAAGCGTGGCATTTTTAAAGGTATAAAAAATGAAAAACGAAAACAGCAAAGTGATCACATTAACTAATCCACTTGTGCGTGGCGAAAACAAAATCACCGAAATCACCGTCAACAAACCCACCGTGCCGGCATTAAAAGGCTTGAAAATGTTTGACGTGTTGCAAATGGACGTGGACGCATTGCAAGTGTTGCTCACTCGCGTGACAAATCCTGTGTTGCACAAATCAGACTTTTCCACAATGGAAGTGGCAGACTTCACCGAGCTTGCGGCGGTGGCTGTCGGTTTTTTAGGGAAGAATTCGGAAGCGGAAGCGAC